CTGCGCCTGCGTTGCGCTCCAAGAAAACGTGTTTCCTCTATCAGTACGGAATGATGCCACTTGGCACGAATCAGATGTTGGGCCTGTCCAATCTTGTGCAGATGCAGCTGCAAGTGCGCGGGCCTCGGCCATCGCCTCGGTGTCCTCCATCGACAGCGTATAGAGCTCGCTGCCGCCTGTAAACCGGATGCCATGTCCAGATCCGCAGCAGAGCCCGATCGCTCTCATTTCACCCGAAGGCGGGACTGTGAGCGTGGAGGTCGTAGAGGTCTTTACGCGCGGCACAAGATATATGCCGCACAGCGCAGGGGCGTCCCCATATCCATGGGTGCAGATTGGGTCGCCTGTGTATATCGGCCCAGTGAGTACGGCCCCATCCCACGAGAACGTGCCCGTAGCGTCGTAACTCCATCCATCCGCCTCGCCGGTCCAAGTGCAGATGTATTGTCCATCTTGGTGCGCTGTGATTTTCAAAAACTTTCGGGGTGGTGATGATGGGATAAACTCATTCCATCCACCAAGTTCAGGATTGATCGCCTTGTATCTGCACTGCGTCGCAGGGCATGGAGCATGGCGCTCTGACGGGTCTTCAGGTACCCAAGGATGCTCTGGGTCTGGCTGCTCTGAAGGGTAGTATGGATCAGTGCCCCCTCCAGTCTTCCCGCCTTCATCCCGCACATCTGTCTCACCAGTACCTCCGCCGCCACCGGGAGGCGTTTGCGCAATACTGGCATACTCGTACATCGTGTTTGACAGTGCAGAGTCAACGAAAATGCATTCGTCCTTCGTCTTCCAAGCACTTGGATAGATGCGCTCAATGTAACGCCCCTTACTTCCGTCACCAAGCGTTCGTGTCACCACTAGCCAAACTTCGTCGCCAGCGGTTTTGCCATAGCCAACAACTACGTCTTCAACGATTCCCTGCGTTACGTGTCTCGCCCATGCCACCACCTTCTGGGAAGCGTCGTAAATGCAGCTGAGGAGCACGCCGTCGTTTCTCACCACCCAAACAATCGGGTCTGGCTGACGCTGGAAGGCCATCGCCTTCACTCCACCCCTCATGATGTGCTCGGCGAACTGCGTAATGTCGTTGTCGTCGTAGCCATACGTCGAAAGCGAATAAGTAAGCTCGTACAGCTTCTCCGTGTCGCGCTGCACATGCAGTACCGCACCTCCAGCATGAATTGGGCGAATCCGTGCGCTTCCTATGGAGCATTGGCGCTTAATCTGCACGTTGCTTGGCGTAACAGGATCATCGCCAGCGTTGCTCCCTTGAAGGACGTATTCAGCCGAAGAGGTTCCAATGAGCAACGAATTATTGTGTGCCGTCATCCACATGACGAATAGGCGTTCATCTGAGCCTATTTCGTGCATGAAAGCATCGTCATCCAGCGTTCCATACGCGAAGTTCTCGTAGTCTCCGACGCCACTTCCCCACACGCTTTGCGGCTGATAGGTTGTGCCTGCGTACACCATGCGTTGCTGGAACAAGCAGCATGAGCGAGGGAACCCACGGTAGTCAGACCACGCCCCTTCGTACCAAATCTTTGTGGCTTCTCCGGATGAATACATCCGGTCATAGATGAAAACGTTTGCAACCGTACTCGACGATACACTCAGCACCTTTGCCGTACCGTAAATGTATTCCTCTGCGGCCTCAAGCGTTACGTATGGGATTTCCCCCTCATAGCCTGAGAAGTTTTCAATCTTCGCGCGCCAAAGAGCAAGTTCATCCGTCTGCTCAATCTCAGTCTCGAAGTTCTTATCTTTTGCACTCTCGTATGTGTAAATATCCTCCCATACAAGCGTCGCGGCCTCGTAAGCGCGTTGAAGCACGATAGTTGCAGCATAAGTACCGCACGTACTAAACGTGAACTTCCCCTTAACACGAATGAAAGGCTTCACGCCATTGGAAGTAATTGGGTCACGAGCCTTACGAGATTTAGCTTTTACGCCAATCTTCCAATAGCTGCCAACGTGTTTCTGGTCGAATAATGGCGCCGATGCAGTAAGCGTACAGTTCCCGTACTCAGCAGAAGGAGTAAGCGTCGTGTCCGTCACGTTCAACGGCATGAACGGAGGCTCGTCAAATTCGATAGGAGTTATCGTCCAGTTGTCGTCAGCGTAACGGGCCAGCTTCTGAGGAGCAATAAGCGGATGCGTAATATATACCACATCGTTGATTTCCTTCCAGTCAATGTCCCCAATCGTGTCCTCGTCATACGGACTCACGATTTCGTAAGGGACACCGTTTTTCATCACGATGCCGCCATCCGTGAAGAAACGAATGTACCTGTCGCCAAACTCCAGGAAGAATACGACATCCGTGCTGTAGCTGAACGTGACTAGGCGAGCGTTCTTCCCGCTTCCATACTTCGTTGAGGCAATGTACTGCGTGCCGGCCCGCTTCTCGGCGTTTCCGTACTTGCGCGGAATCATGTTCTGCATCTGACGGCAGCCACGGCCAAATACGTCAAGGTCGTAGCGACGGAAAAGCAGCGGGCTTATCTCGCCGCCGTTGAAGTTGAGTTGGTCCCTGCGGCTATTTCCTTGCTTTGCCATTAGAGTGTGTGGTTATGCCAACGTGCCTTGTCGAAGATGTTGTTTAGGCGAGGACTCCACTGCCTCACTTTGCGCTGGCCGCAATCCACTGTAAACGCACGGCTGAGCGCACGCTGGTACTCTTGGTTGAGCATCACGGCAAGATTGGGGTCTCGCCTGCGCATCGTTGCAAGCTTCGATGCCACCAAGGCAATCACTGCGGAACGGAAGAGATTATCAAACGATGTCTCCGTGGCGCTATACTTCACGTAAACAAGCTCTGCCTCGGCTGCGTCCGTGTAAATGTAGCTGCCCTCGATTGCGAAAATCGTACTGCCAGAGATGTAAGGGGCCTCATTAAACTTCACGATTCGCAGGCAATCGGCTGGAATCGCATAAGCATACTTCCACCCAAACGTAGGCGTAACATCATCTGCCGCCGTCAACGTCTCTCGCGTGGTAAGGCATTGCCAGTTGCGTTCACGGCCAGCCTCACGGATGGACTCCTCAAGAACTGCGGCCAGTGTCCGCGCATGGATGAATGACGAGTCGTTAAAGTCAAGGCTCTGAGGCTCTGCAATCTTGAGAAGCGCAGCCTTCAGAATGCCACTGCTATCCCCCACTTCTTTCCACTCGCTCTTAGTCTCCACCATGTCCAGACGTTGAGCCCTGTTCTCGATAAGCACCTTGTACTCGTCCGTGAGGAGCTTCACCAAGTCAGAGTCTTGCCGCTTCACAGAGCACATCTTGGAGGCAAGATAGACGGAAATGGCCTCGCACAGCGCCGTGTCAAACGTGCTGGGGTCGCTCTTGTATGCCGTGTAGCAGAGCTTCGCCTCGGTGGCATCCGTTACAATCGTGCCTCCGTTTACATCGAAGTAGTCTTCGTCCGGGGCCGTGTGCTCGTTAAAGCTCAGAGCACGCACAAAGTCAGCAGGAAGCGTGTATGCCTTCGTCCATCCAAAGGCTGGGGCTGTCGTAGCCTCCGTAAGCGTTGCAAGCGTCGTGAGGCATTTCCAAGGCGTCTCGCGGCTCACCTGCTTAACTGTTTCGGCCCAAAGCGCAGAGGCCAGCACAGCATTGGGGTCTTTGGTGTCGTTGATGGAGGCGATGCGCTTCTCGCCAATTCTCACCAACGCTTCATTCACTACGTCCAACTGTGAGGCCATTCTGGATGTCTCCTATGTCTCTTACATTAAACCCCCCGCCCGAGACGCACAACTCAGGCGGGGGAGCCCTATTTATGAACAACACACGAACAGCGGGAGGCCCATGAACCCCTCCCGCAATCTTTTACATCTTGGCAAACACCGCGCGAATCACGATCTTCTTGCCAGCGGTCAACGAGGCCGCAGAGGCAAGGGTCGCGATAAACGTGGTGGCTTTCGTGGTGGTGGCAGGCGTCAGCCACTCAACACCTCCAGTAGCGAGCTTCGACGCGGCGGCACTAACGTTAACGCTCGCAGCGATGCAGTCCGGATCGGCAGTCGTACCGATGTGAAGCGTCGCGGTAGTGCCGAGAGCTTCGCAGTCGATATGCCACAGATGAGGGACGGCTCGATAGCCAGCGGGAACGACGAACAGTTTGGCCGTATCGTCGGCTGCGTCGAAGTCGCCTGCTACGGCAATCGTAGCTTCGTAGTAGGCGAAGCTCGCCCCGATTTGAGAACCGTAGCCAGCGGGAGCCGGCTCGGTGTTTTGGACGACATAGATGTCGGAATCAATAGAAGAAGCCATATTATTTGTTCTCCTCTAGTTGTTAGGCGATAGTGGTGTAGTAGTTCTGGACGATGAACACGCCCTTATCCTGAGCGCGAGCGCCACCCATACGAGCGGAACTGCGGAACTGGATGGCCCCGTTACGGTCAGGACGGGTCTCAATGGCCGACTTGCGCGAGCCAAAGTTGAACCGGATGGCCTGTTTACTGTAAACCAAAGCGTTGACGGTTTTGTTGGTGGTGTCCGTGGTGAGCTGGTTGGAAACAATCCAGGTGAAGCCCATCCAACGGCTACCAACGACGCTACCGCCTTCAATCGGGGCAACCTTCGTAAAGTCCTTGGAGCGAAGTTCATCGACGCCGCGGATGAGGTATTCCTCGTCCTTGGGGGAAATGACCCAAGTGAGTTCGGCAGGATTTACGTCCTGCTCACGAGCAAGTCGAGCGACCTTCGCCACCTTGGAGAACGTCAGGCCTTTGCTTTCATGCTCAATGATGTTGGTGGAAGGGAACGCTTGCGTGCTGGTCGGAGCATTGGCACCGATGGACACCGCACTTTCGACGGCTGCAATAATCTTCTTCTCCTTGATGCGGTTGTAGCCATAGGTTATGGCATTGATGATGTCGGAGCCGGGGCTCGTAATCTCGTCGAGAAGGGACTCGTCCCATTCATCGAGAGCCGGAGCCACAGGGACCATCACCTTCTCAGTGACAACCCACCGCTGGGTGGCATTGTACTCACCGATGTTGGTTTGCGCCATACGGCCATCGGTGGCGTCCGCCCAATCAATGGTGGTGCCGACGAGAATGGACTTCGACTTTGCATCGAAGTTGAACGGGGTAACAGTACTGTCGAGGACACAGCTGGTTTGCTGAATCGCCGCCTCGATATTGGTGGCGAATTTCTGATGAAAAATCTCAGGGATCGTATAAGACATTTGAAATCCTTACATTGAAGTTAACTAACACTTCGGATTTCGTGTGCCCGCACCAGCGGCACTACTTTCCATCGGCACCTGAGAGGCCCATTGCTGGGGTGGCAAACAGGACATCGCCTAGAACGGAGGAATAGCCCCGCGCTAGGCGATGTCAATACGCTATCTTTACTTCTTTGCTAAAGATGCAAGCTTTCTGGCAATCTCGCTCTGCTGGCGATTAAGCTCATTGTACTTTGCGAAGTCTCCAGCGGCCTGCGCCTGCATGGCCTGCTTGCCAAGTTCGAGCGCCTTGGCCTGCAAGTTGACAAAGCCACCGCCGTCGCTAGGGCCATTAGCCGCAACGAAACTGGACTCTCCAAGCTTCTCATGCACCTTGGCCAGAAGCTTGATGACAGAGGCATTGTTGCCAATCGAAGGGTCGTTTACGTCAACGCCAAGCGCCACAGCCGCCGCAGAAGCGTTCTTCAGAGCCTCAGCACGCTTTGCACCGAAAGCCTCCGTAAGCGCAGCGTCTTGTTGCTTCATGTACGCCTCCATACGCTTCGACTCAAGGCCCATCTGGTACTCGGCGAGCTTCTGCACCTCCTCCTTGCCGAAGCCCTCCTTATGGGCAAACGCTGCAAATTCCTTGGCCGTGGCGTCGTCCCAGCTCGTTCCATAAGGAAGCTCGGCAGGCGCTTTAAGCTCATAGCCGTCGGGCGACTCAGGGACACCTCGAAGCGTGCGCATACGGGTGTTGAAGGCATCCTTGACGTTCTGCGGGGCATCCTCAGGCGGGCGTTCAAAACCTTTCTGCGACGCCGCCCAATTAAGGTTCTCCAGGCCCTTGGCTAGATTGGCAGCATCCTTCCATCGGCTCGCCACCTTGGAGAACGCAGCACGAGACTCTTCAGGGAAGGCTTCAAGGAACGCCTTGTTTAGCGTACCGTCCTTCTCGTAAATT